GCCGCATCCTGGCGAACAACCCGGGTCACAAACCTCCCAGCTTCGAGGCATGGTCGGACGACGTGCGGTTGATGCGCGAACGTGACCGCCGCACCCACCGCGAGATCTGCGAGCTGTTCAGCTGGGCGCAGGATGACGAATTTTGGAAGGCCAACGTGCTCTGCCCCGCGAAGCTGCGGGACAAATGGGACCAACTGACGATCAAACGCGGCACGCCGCAGAAAGGCACGAAACATGGAAACTTCTCCGCGCAGGATTACCGGGCAGGGGTTAGCGCTGATGGCAAATTCTGACCGCCGGCCGCGATTCATGAGCGCTATCCTCGAAACCTGCCAGCAGCATGGCGAGTACACGTCGCTTTTGCTGCCAGGTGGCTGGTCTGCCTGCGTGAAGTGCGAGCACGCGGCCGAGGCAGCGGCTACGGCAGCCGCACAGGCCTCCTGGCAGGCCGAACTGCGTAACCGGGCATGGGAGGCACGCCTGGGGCGTGCCGCGATCCCTGAGCGCTTCTCCGACCGCCGGTTGGTCACGTACGTGCCGACCTGCGATGAGGCCGAGAAGGCGCTACGCACGGTCACACGGTACGCCGACAATTTTGCCGCAGTGCGCAAGGCCGGCGCCTGCCTGATTCTTTGCGGTGACGTCGGTACCGGGAAGACGCACTTGGCCGTCGGCGTCGCGCACGTGGTGCTGGAGCAGGGCGGTCAAGCCGTCTTCACGTCGGTGATGCGCGCGGTCCGGTCCGTGAAAGAGACCTACGCCAAGGGCAACCCGAAGACCGAAGCGCAGGCGATCGCCGACCTGGTCGAGCCGGACCTGCTGATCCTCGACGAGGTGGGCGTGCAGCACGGCAGCGACACCGAGAAGCTTGTGCTGTTCGAGATCATCAACGGCCGCTACGAGGCGGGCCGGCCGACGATCGTGATCAGCAACCTGGCGATCAAGCTGCTCGAGGAGTACTTGGGTGCGCGAGCCTTCGACCGGCTGCGCGAAGGCGGCGGCCAACTGGTGGTGTGCGACTGGGAATCTTACCGATCGCGGCGGGCGGCCTGATGGGCGCCCGCCAAACCTTCGTCGCCAACCCGCTCGACGTGCTGGCCGCCAAGCAGGTGGTGGGCCAGGAGGACGCCGACGCCACCGCCCTGGTCGTGCTGATCGCGCTCGACGCGGCTAAGCGCGGCCTGGCGCCGGTGCACCTGACGAACGTGCTCACGGAACACCTGCTGACCGCAGCGGCTGTGTGGTCGCAGATGGGAAACCGCAAGCTGTACGACGTGTCGGTCAAGGCCTGGTACGCCCAGGTGAATGCCTGCGCGCGCCCGACCGCGCTGCTCGACTTCACGACGGGCGAGTACGCGGCTATCCGCCTGGCCATCAGCCACTACGTCCGCGCACTTCCGGTGCTCGAAGTTGGCACGCTGGCAGCGGCGCATAGCAAGGTCATGCGCGAGTTATATGGCTGAAACTGCGGCCATCGGGAAACGACTCATCAGGAATTGCAACACTTTGCTACTCTGCCAATTGTTTTCGATTTTTTCGTGTGTTAACGTTCCGCCGTTGCCACGGGAGAACACAACATGGGTTATGCAGATCGGTTCGTAATGAGTTTGGGCGCAAGCACGTTGCAGGACGACGCGCAGCATCACGCGGCCGAACCGCTGGCCGCTGCGGCGCTGGCCGACCTGACTGGCGCCGGCTTCGGCGCGCTGCTGACCCGCGTCAAGTACGCCGATGGCTCGATCAGCAAGACCTTCGAGTCCGGCACGCAGAACCTGGCGCAGCTCCTCCGTATCTGGACCGAACGCGTCACTGCAAAAGGGCGCGAACGCAAGTGGGTGAAGGAGGGGACTGAGTGGGACGTCCGCGCCGCCATGACCCTGTACCGCCGCGTCGCCGAGCGCTCACTGGCCTACTGGCTCGACGGGAAGTGCGGCACCTGCCACGGTACCGGCACGGCCAGCCGGATGATCTGCCAGCCGTGCAAGGGCAGTGGCCGAGGCGAGATCGGCGGCGGTGGCTTCGAGCGCGAGAAGGCGCTGGATATGGTCAGCGAACTGGAGAGTCTGCTCCAGGCACATAATGGCCGCGCTGCTGCTATGCTTCGCTCTTGTCTTTAGTTTCCTTTGCGGACGTGTCGCGGTCACGCCTCTCTGCCGCGATACCCACAAGTTTTGTAACAAGTTCTTGAATATTGATCGGATAACTTTCTTTCGATACATGGTCGAATGATTTAGGCGCGAACAATTTTGAAGCAATCTCCTCCTTAATTTTATTCTGTGTTTCTACAGGTAAGGGGGCGATATAGGCGTCTATTGCACCGACGTCCAGAGCAGTTTGCCTCAGTGCATACTGCTGTTGCCTATGCTTTGTTGATTCTCTCGCCATATACGCAGCTGGAATTGATAGTAGTATTGAAAATGAGAATCTGAGTATGGTTTCTTCAACCGAAATACTGCTGTGCGAGAACTGGATAAGGGAGACAGCTAAAGGCACGATCGCACAAGACATTACAATCAAGGCGCCGCGACGCAACCAGTTCGCTGACGCCTGCTCCTGTTTCGAATGTTGGTCATAGTTTCCTGCCAGCACTTTCTTTCCCGCTAGCCCAAGCAACTTATCCAGTTCGAAGGCCTTTTCCTGAAGCTCAGGCCTCACACGTTGATAGTCTTTTAGCGCTTGATCATACTGTGATTGCAATGGCAGAATTTTCGCTTCAAAGGCCGCTTGAGATTCGCTGACAGCTGTAGACAGTGAATCAACCTTAGATTCCAGTATTCCTATTTCTCTCTTCGCTTGGGATCTTAATTCCTGGGCATCGCGCCTTAAATATTCGAGCCTGACAGACTTAGGTTCTCTTATTTCCGGTCGAACTGCGATCTCCTCAGTTGTTAGTTCATTGAATTCCTTCCTAACCTTAGAGACTTCGGTCTCCGCCTCGGCAGCATCGAGTGGAGTCTGGTTCTTAACCACATCTATGAACATTTCTGATGCTGTTAAAAGATCCTCGAAAATTTTTACCAATTCTGTTAGTCTGTAACCATTTTGAGCAGCTGTTTGCGTAGTTTGAATCGCGGCGACCCATATCTGCCGAGCACCTCGCACCTCCCCAACCCCCTCGAAATCCAGCACTTTTTTTGCGAGAGGAGACAAGGCCCCTGATAGAATGCTTATTTTGCTCATGGTGAATTCTATAAAGAACGCCTTGTCTTCCGAACTAATTGCCATATTGCACTCCACCTAATTATAATTGTAGCAATTATACCATCGTTGCACTCGTGAATCATTGAACTATGTAAAAATTAGTTCCATTTTTGGCGAGCGTGTTGTATTATTTGACTCTTACTTCCCGTACTCGTAATGACCGCTCTGGCGGCACCGATAGCGGGGATTCGCGAGTTGACCAGCCGATGTGCCTTCGCTCGCGTGTATGTGCCGGTCACCGTGCAGATAGCACGGGAGCGAACCCTAAGCCACCCAAGAGGTGGCTTTTTCTTGTCGAAAAGCTACTCGAAAAGTTCCTCTTGTGATAATATTGTTTTCACAATAAAACTATTCGGGAATCTCATGTTGAAAAAAATTTGCAGCGGAATTGCTCTGGCAGCCGCACTTGCTCTTAATCCTGTCCAGGCGGCAGACTTCAAATTCGATTTTGGAGCTGCTTTTTATCTCGATGAGGAGCAAGGCGTACCCAAGTATTTAGTTCAGGGGTCCTTTATCTTCTCCGCGCAAGAGTACGGTGCTGTTTGGAATTCCGTGAGAAATGCTGAGGTCTTTATCAACGGGCGTCGCCTGGATATCGGTGACCTCTCCGTCGAATTACAGCAATACACAACATATTTCGGGCTCATGAGCGTTGCGAGTGCAACCGTGCCTGGACAAGAATTTTTTGGCATGTCAGTGTTCCCATGGGGCGATATACTTGCCGTTGGAGTAAATGTGCCTTCACTACAGCTTTCTGATGGCACCACCCTTGCACATGGAGGGATAACTCCATTAATCGAAGTGTCACCCGTGCCTGAGCCGAGCAGCCTCGCCATGATGCTCGGTGGTCTTTGCGCCGTAGGCGCCATGGCACGCCGGCGCCGCAAGCTGTAGATTGCGGCGGTAACCGCCGCGAACCCAGACAAGCCCGCCAAGTTGCGGGCTTTTTTTATTCCCGCGTTCGAAAAGCGAGGCGGCCATGCCCGACACCACCCGCCCGCCCAAGGAACTTGTCCGCGAGTACTTCGAGCGCCGCACGCACGCGCCATTGGAGCCGCCACCGACGCCTGACGAGATCCGCCGCCAATTGGGCTGGCATCTGCTGCCGCCCGCGCGCCAGCCGGACCGCGACGAACGAGATTGAACGTGCAGGCCACGACACGCTGGCCGCCCAGGAGGTGCATCATGAAGTAACCAACCCCACACTCTGGGCCCGCCGGGCCAAACCATCAGCCAGGCGCCGCCCACGTGGCCGCGGGCCCAACTGGCAGCCGAGACGCTGTAACTCGGCAACCCTCGCAAGAGACGCTACACGCATGGCATCTGCGGCCGGGAGCTCCCGGCCAGCGCAGCAGTCGCCAGCCGTGCGGTGAACGTACTTCGCTTGTAGTTACCCAGAAATAAAATGCGAGAGCGAGACAGGAAGCAGTGCTGTAGGTAAGAGGGCGGTAACCTCGATTGCCGCCATTCTTTACCTAAGTATCGCTCCTAGAGGCGTGGACCGGCGTTGCCAGGCTTTACCGCAGCCCCTGGTCCTGCTGCATTTTCCAGAATGTAGCCCTCATTAGTTGCCAGAGACTCAGGTGTCTTAGTGACGCCTGTCGCCGTCTCCAGACGCTCTTTAATCGGGGTAGTCTGATTTTCTGCACTGTTTGTGGTAGCGGACATTTTGTTCTCCTGGCGTTAAGAAGGATTGGAGTATCGACGTTTTCGCGAACTCAGAAGCCTAGATTACTCCTAGTCGGATTATTTAAAAACCGATGTTTTTTGAAGTAATTGTTCGAAAAAATAGAAGATTGAGTTAGTTGTTTTTCTCTAAAATACACTCGGGCGACGCTGCTCCAATCGCGCCCGATCAACGTCACTGAACCGTATTCAAGGCGCGTACCTGCCATCGCACCCCAGCGGCAGGGCTTTCAAAAGCGGGTGCAGTTTGCCGACGAAACATGACCAGGTGGGTCCGGCCGCCGCGTGCAGAACATCGCGCCCTGCGGCCCCAGCCTGGAGCGGGCGGCGACAAGAAAAGGAAGATCATGGACATCGAATTGACCGAAACGAAAACCTAGTCGCTCAAGCTGGGCGACACGCTGCTCGACGGTTTTGTCATTGCATCCGAGTGGAACGGCATGGCCGAGCTGCGGCGCCAAGGCGAGAAACTTATCGTTCACGGCATGCTAACGGCCCGCCCGAACGGCTTCGCATTTGTGTTCGATGAGATCTTCGGCGGCAGCGCACGCAAGCCGGGCGATCCGTTTGCTGCGCGCATTGTCAGCGCGAGTCCAAATCTACTGGCCCTGATCGCTAAGGCCCACAAAGTCGTCCCGGCGGCCGCATGAACAAACATCGGCACCACACCAACAACGCCGTGCTGGGCGCACCCAAGGACTGGGACCAGGCGCAGTTGCCATGCGACGCACTGCCCGTCACCCGCACCGAGTGCGACGGCATCCCCGCCGTGGTGAGCTACTGGAAGCCGTCCGAGAACGAGCTGGCCATCCTGGCCGGCGGCGGTTCGATCGCACTTTGGGTGATTGGCTCGACCATGCCGCCAGTGATGCTGGCGGTGGACGCGCAGTAATGGCCTAGCGGTGGGGGGGGGCGGCTGAATAGGTAACCGACAAAACAGCTATGGCATCATGTCGGCTCGATAACAGCCGAAGGATAATGTCATGGACGCAAGGGAGTTGAAGGCAGATGAGTGGCGGATTGTGCAGGAAGGATCCGAGATGTCGGGAAAGGCTAAGCGACGCGCTCAGATAATTCTTGAAAAGTTGGCGCAGCTATTCAACGATCGGTCTCCCGAAGCAGTTGGGGATATCCGCCTGAGACAGATTGGCGAAGACGTGCTGCGATATCAGTTTGAGTGTGAATACGGATTTGGGCGATTCGTGCCTGGTTGGCGAGTAGATGATGCTCATCGTGAGGTTGTGTGCGAACTGATATTCGAACGCCAAACTTTTGATGAGCTGGATCGCGTGCGTTGGCAACCATGCCTTTGTGTGGTCGTATCCGGCCAAAGGGCTTGGGCTATAAAATCAAAAGTCGAAGAGCCATCCGACATTGCTAACTGGCCGCCGGAGGACAGGTTGTTCGCACTCGGCATGATGTTGAAATACGCCGTAATAAATGGCCCCGTTGAGTAGTGTGTGCGAAGTTCTAGGCCGCGCAACGCGGCCTTTTGTTTGGACGCAGCCGGCCAATTGCAGAGGAGTGAAATGGGCCGTAAATCATCCCTGACAGAAAAGCAGTGGTCGGAGATCGAGCGACGCCTCCTCGCAGGGGAGAAGGGCAGAGCGCTCGCCCGAGAGTTCGACATCTCCGAAGCCGCCATCCGCAAACGCTGTGGTGCGCAGACGAAACAGGTAAAAGATGTTGCAAATCAATTGGTTGCAGCAGAGACAGCCTTCCGCGCACTTCCGATTAGTGCGCAAATTCAGGCGCGCACCTTGGCCGACGAGCTCAAGGAAATCTCCATGCACCTGGCCGGCGCCGCACGATATGGCGCAGCAACCGCGCACCGGCTGTCAGGCATTGCCCACGCCAAGGTCAACGAGATCGACGACGCCAAGCCGATGGACGATGCGAGCCGCGTTGCGCTGAGCGACATCGGCGCGCTGACACGGCTTGCCAACGGTGCCGCTGAGATCGGCCTTGACCTGATCAAGGCCACCAAGGACATCAAGCCCGAAGACGACAAGCCGACACCGGTGCAGATCGTGATCGGCGTTAAGGACGCCGCGCGGCATGACGACACCAGCTCTCGAACTGAACATCCCCCAGGCGAACTTCCTCAACCTGCCGCATAAGTACAAGGCCTACGTGGCCGGCTTCGGCTCGGGCAAGACGTTCGTCGGCTGCGTGGGCATCTGCATGCACTTCTGGCAGTGGCCGGGCATCAGCCAAGGCTACTTCGCGCCGACCTACCCACAGATCCGCGACATCTTCTATCCCACGATGGAGGAGGTGGCCTATGCGATGGGCTTGAAGATCAAGGTCAAGCAGGGCGACCACGAAGTCGAGGTGTACGAGGGCCGGCTGTATCGCGGCACGGTCATCTGCCGCTCGATGGAGAAGCCAGAAACCATCGTGGGTTTCAAGATCGGCCATGCGCTGATCGACGAGCTCGACGTGATGCCGATGAAGAAGGCGGAGACGGCCTGGCGCAAGATCATCGCTCGGATGCGCTACAACGTGCCGGGCCTGCTCAACGGCATCGACGTGACGACCACACCGGAGGGCTTCAAGTTCGTCTACGCGCAGTTCGTGAAGGCCGTCCGCGACAAACCCGAGCTGGCGTCGCTGTACGGCCTTATCCAGGCGAGCACGTTCGACAACGAGCTCAACTTGCCTGCTGATTACATTCCGTCGCTGCTGGCGAGCTACCCGCCGGCGCTGATCGCAGCATACCTGCGCGGCCAGTTCACCAACTTGACCAGCGGCTCGGTCTACCCCGACTTCGACCGCATCAAGAACCGCAGCACGGCGATCATCCTGCCGGGCGAGCCGCTCCAGGTGGGCCTCGACTTCAACGTGCAAAACATGACCGCCTGCATCAATGTGGTCCGCGAGGGCATGCCGCTGACGCTGGCCGAGCGCGTGAAGGTGCGCGACACGCCGGCCATGGCCCGGATCCTGAAAGAGGACTTCGCCAACAAGGGTCACCAGGTCAAGATCTACCCGGATGCCTCCGGCCAGAACACCAGCAGCAAGAACGCCAGCGAATCGGATCTGTCGATCCTCCGCGCGGCTGGCTTCCAGCTGGAAGTGAACCACACCAACCCGGCCGTGAAGGACCGGGTCAACGCCTATAACGCGATGATCCTGAACGCGGCCGGCGAGCGCCAGTGGAAGATCAACACCGACCTGTGCCCGACGACCACCGAAGCGCTCGAGCAGCAGGTGTGGGGCGCCGATGGCCAGCCTGACAAGAAATCCGGCCACGACCACCCGAACGACGCCAACGGCTACTTCATCGTGAAGCGGTACCCGATTGTGAAGCGCGAGACCACCGTGTCCTCGCTGCGCATGTAACAGCAAGGATTCCCATGACCCACCCAGTACGCAAACGCTCGCCCGAGGCCGAAGCGCTGAACGAGCATTGCGCCCTGATCGACGCGCTGCTGGGCGGCACGAAGGCCATGCGGGCCGCAGTCGAATACATGCCGCGCTGGCCGGCGGAAGATAAGGAATCGTACGAGACGCGCCTGAAGGTGGCGACGCTGTTCCCGGCGTACCAGCGCACGATCGAGGTACTGGGCGCCAAGCCGTTTAGCAAGCCTGTAACGCTGGGCAAGGACGTGCCGGCGAAGCTGCAGCCGTGGCTCGAAGACGTCGACCGCCAGGGCCGCAACCTGCATGCCTTCCTCGCTGAGGTCGGCCAGGAAGCGCTCGGCTACGGTTTTTCTGGCATTCTGGTGGACTACCCTCCGACCCAAGACAAGGACGGCAAGGCGCTGTACGTGACCAAGGCCGAGGAACAGGCCGCTGCCGTACGGCCGTACTTCGTACAGATCCACCCCAAGAACATTCTGGGCTGGCTGACCGATAAGGATGGCCTCAAGCAGTTACGGCTACTGGAAACCGCAACCGAAGAAGACGGCGATTTCGCCACGAAAGAGGTCGAGCAGGTGCGCGTGCTGACGCGGGGCGCCTGGGTCACCTGGCGCAAGGTCGAGGGCGGCAACAAGCAAGACGACTGGGCACCGCACGACAGCGGCGTGACCACCATCAAAAGCATCCCGTTCGTGCCGGTTTATGGAAACCGCCTGGGCTTCATGCGAGCCCGGCCGGCGTTGCTCGAGCTGGCCTACGCCAACGTTGAGCACTGGCAGAGCAAGAGCGACCAGCAGAACATCCTGCACGTCGCCCGCGTGCCGATCCTGTTCGGCAAAGGGCTCGAATCGACCGACACCATTGCCGTTGGCGCCGGATCTATGATCAAGACAGATCGCGCTGACGCCGACCTCAAGTTCGTGGAGCACAGCGGCAAGGCGATCGATGCCGGCCGTTTGTCCATCCTCGACCTCGAGGACCGCATGCGCCAGGCAGGCGCCGAGCTGCTGGTGATCAAGCCGGGTAATGTGACCGAGACCCAGACGCTGGCCGACAACGAGCAGGGCGCCTGCGCGCTGCAGAAGGTGGCCGAGAACATCGAAGACTCGGGCGACCAGGCGCTGCAGTTCATGGCCGAATGGGTGGGCGAGGCCGAAGGTGGCCACATCACCGTGTTCAAGGATTTCGGCGCCGCCACCCTGGCCGAGGCCAGCGCGGAGCTGCTGCTCAAGGTCAATCAGGCCGGCAAGTTGTCCAACGAATCGCTCTACGGCGAGTTGCAGCGGCGCGGCATTATCCGGCCCGACGCAGATTGGGCGGACGAGCAGGGTCGCATCGACGCGCAGGGCCCAGCCTTGGGCACGATGGGTGACGACCCACCGGCGCCGAAGCCAAAGCCGAAAGCTGACCCCGAGGCACCATGATCGATCCGCTGCTCGACCACACCGTCCGCCACCAGGTGAACATGACCCAGTACGGCAATTACGTGCTGGCGAAGATGATCCGGATCCTGAACCTGTCCGATGCCGACCTGATCGGCGCCCTGAATGCGGCGCTGGAGGATATGGACGCGGACTCGTTCAAGGTCCAGCGCCTGGACAAGCTGCTGGCCAGCGTGCGCGAGGTGAACGCCCAGGCCTACGCCGCGCTGTACGGCGGCATGCAGGATGAGCTACAGGCGTATGTCGAGTACGAGGGCCAGTTCCAGTATGACCTCTACAAGCACGTCGTGCCCGCCACGTTCAGCATTGCGAGCGTGGTACCGGAGCAGGTCTACGCGGCCGCCATGGCGCAGCCAATGCAAGGCCGCTTGCTCAAGGACTGGGCCGCGAACCTGTCGGCCAGCCGGCTGCAGCGCGTCAAGGACACCATTGCCGTGGGCTACACCCAGGGCAAGACCACCAGCGAGATCGTGCGCGAGATTCGCGGTACGCGCGCCCTGAACTACGCCGACGGCCTGCTCGACACGAGCCGACGCGACGTCGATGCGGTGGTGCGCACGGCGCTGAGCCACACGGCCCAGATCACGCGCACGCGCTTCACGCAGGAAAACGACGATATCCTCGGCGACGAGATGTGGGTGAGTACTTTGGATGGCCGCACCAGCGCCGAGTGCCGCGCCCGCGACCACCTGCTGTACACGAAGGTCGATCACAAGCCGGTCGGCCACAGCATTCCGTGGAGATCCGGCCCGGGCCGCATCCATTGGTGCTGCCGCTCGTCGTCGATCGCGCTGCTCAAGGGCCAGAAGTCGCTGTACGGCTCCCGCTCTGCCGCCGGCGGCCCGATCGATGCGAACCTGACCTATTCGGACTGGTTCAAGCAGCAGAAGGCCGAGGTGCAGGACCAGGTGCTTGGCCCAGCGCGCGGCGACCTGTACCGCGCCGGCAAATTCGACGTGAAGGACTTCACGAACGACAAGGGCCGCATGGCATCGCTCAAGGAACTGCGAGAGCGTGATGCCAGCGCCTTTGCCCAGTGATATCATGCGGGGATGACCTTACACCTCGTTCCCGCCGCGCCAGCACCAGACAAGCCGAAGCTACGGAGCGCACGCGCCAGCAAGCCGGCGGAAATGCTCCAGTGCCAGCGCTGTCATGGGCGGGAGTTCATCGAGACGGTGATCGGCGCCATGCTGCAGGCGCGAAGACTCAAGGGCGGCACGCGGCAGCTGATTTGCGTGGGGTGTTTACTTAGGGGTGAAAGAGTCGTGGCCGGGTGAAGTTGTTTCCCACCAGAAATTTTGCTATTATCAAGCCTCCCAACAAGCTGGAGTTCGATATGGTGTTAGATTCGAAGCAGTTCGAAGAGTTTCTGGTGCGTGCGCTGAAAGACGTCAGTCCGCCGGCGATTGTAGATTTTAACCGGATAGGTTCCCAGATTTCATTCAAAGTTCAAGGCCCGCCCCATAGCGTGGCGTTAGCTCTTGATGCTTTTCTTACTAAAGGGACTAACTACTTTGAAGGCGAAAATCAGTGGATTACGATAAATCACAAGATCACTCGTCCTATTGATACAAACGTAGGGTTTGTCGAATGCAGTCTTTACCCAGCTCGTTAAGCACTGCCAGTTTTAGGTTCGACGTGCTCAAATTTAATTCGCAGTAAGCCGCCCTCAAGGCGGCTTTTTTACGCCCGGACCATATGCACATAGCCACCAATATCATCTGCTGGCTGTGGGCCGGCTGGGTCGCGTTCAACCTGCTGATGGTCGTGCTGGCCGCCACGGTGCTGCCGGTGCACCAGGCGCACTTCGATGGCTTCCGCGCGCGGCTGCCGACCAGGTTGTCGTCGTTGCTCACTGCCGAGGAAATTACCGCGGTGATTTCGCACGAGCACGGCCACCGGCACCACCTGCACGTCTGGATCAACCTGGCGCTGCGCTGCCTGTTCTTGAACCCGGGCGCGGCCCGCCGGCGCCGGCAAGAGATCGAGGCCGACGACTTCGCGGCCGCCAACGGACACGGCCGCAACATGGCCAGCGCGCTGCGCAAGCTGTCACGCCACCCTGACGACATATCCCGGGCGGAGCGCCTGGAGCGAATGTAACTACAACCGAATTTCACCAAGCCGCCTTCGAGCGGCTTTTTTTATGCCGCAAGCGGACGCGACGCGGTGCACGGCCGGAAGGCCATCGATAGGGCGGATGCCCGGAAAGTCTGACCATGCCATACAAATACAACGCCGACGGCACCATCGCAATGGACGATAAAAAGCTGCCGATCTTCATCCATGCCAATGGCACCGAAGCGCCTTTTGATGCCGAAGCCACGCTCGGCACTATCACCCGCTTGAACGGTGAAGCGAAGACGCATCGCGAGGCGAAGGAAGCGGCCGAGACCAAGCTGAAGTCGTTTGACGGCGTTGAAGATGGTGTGGCCGCGCTGGCCGCCTTGAACACCGTGAAGAGCCTGAGCTCTGGCGAACTGAAGACGGCAGCACAGGTCAAGGAAATCCAAGACGCCGCCGCGAAGACCGCGCAGGAGCAGGTGGCAGCGCAGGCCAAGGCCAGCGCCCAGCAATTGCAAGAACTGACCGCGACGCTGGAGAAGCGCACCACCGAACTGAATAACCACATGATCGGCGGCGGCTTCACGGGCTCGAAGCTGTTCAATAAAGAAGCCAAGCACCCAAGCCAGTTGGCGATCCCGCCTGAGATGGCGCGCGCCTACTTCGGCAATAACTTCAAGGTTGAAGACGGCAAGATGGTTCCCTACGACGCTGCTGGTAACAAGATTTTTTCGCCGACCCGCCCGGGTGAAATCGCCGACTTCGATGAAGGCCTGGCGCAACTCGTTGCAGCTTGCCCGTTCAAGGATCAGATCCTGGCTGGCTCTGGCGCGTCCGGAGGCGGCGCTCAAGGTAATGGCGGCAAAACGCCAGACGGCAAGAAGCAGATCAAGCGCGCCGAGTATGACGCCATGGACCCTATGGCCCGTGCCGGCGCCATGAAAGAAGGTGCCGCGATCGTCGACTGAACGACGCCAAGGCATTATCCGAGGCCCGCCGCGCGCGGGCTTCTTCGTTTCCGCAGTATCGCAGTGCTTTGCCGGCGCCTGGATGGGCAAGTCGGTGCTTTTGGGCTGGATGGCCTCTCTGTTCAAAACCTCAAACCACCAATTAAAGGCAATTCCACCATGAAGAAAATGTTGATTTCGCTCGTAGCCCTGGCTGCGATGGCCATGTCCTCCACGGCGCAGGGCGCCAGTGCCTGCGTCGATAAAGCTGCGTTCTGCGTCAAGGTTGTAGGTGAACTGGTTCAGGCCCACGTCTGGAACTACGCCGCGAAGACTGGCCTGGTGCTGGGCCCGAATAACCTCACCGGCCTGATCACCACCCTGTATAACGCGATGGACGTCGTGTCGCGCGAGCAGGTCGGCATGATCCCGGCCGTGTCCGCTGACATGACGTTCGCCCGTGCTGCCGTCGGTCAGGTAGTGACGTCGCCAGTGGCACCTGCCGCAACCGCGACCGACATCACGCCGGCCGTTACGCCACCGAACGATGGCGATCAGAACATCGGCAACAAGTCGGTGACGCTGACCAAGGCGCGCCGCGTGCCGATCCGCTGGAACGGCGAAGAGAAGCTGGCCCTGGATAACAGCGGCAACAGCTACAACATCATCCTGCGCGACCAGTTTGCCCAGGCGATGCGCACGCTGTGCAACGAAGTCGAATCGGACCTGACCGCACTGCACGTTAAGGCCTCCCGCGCCTACGGTACCCCGGGCACCGCGCCTTTCGGTATTGCCAATGACCTCGGCGATACCGCCGGCGCGCTGCGCATCCTGGAAGACAACGGCGCCCAGGGCCTGGACTTCCAAATGGTGCTGGGCTCGGCCGCGATGCAGAACATGCGCGGCAAGCAATCGGGCCTGTTCAACGTCGAGAAAGCGGGCCGCGAAGACATGCTGCGCGACGGCATTACCGACCGCCTGCAGGGCCTGGCGCTGCGCCAGTCCGCGCAGATCAAGCGCCCAGCGAAGGGCACCGCTGCCGGCGCCACCACCAATGCAAACGGCTACGCCTTTGGCGCCACGGTCATCACCCTGGCCGCCGCCGGTACCGGTTCGTTCGTTGCGGGCGACGTGATCAGCATCGCCGGCGACCCTGAAAACAAGTACGTGGTTTCGTCCGGTGACGCCAGCTCGGCCGATGGCGGCACCATCACCATCGCTGCGCCTGGTCTGCTGCAAGCTATCCCAGCCGCTGCGACCGCGATCACCGTCGCCAACGTCGGTTTCCGCAATATGTTCTTCGCGCGCTCGGCAATCGTGCTGGCGACCCGTGTTCCGGCGCTGCCAGCGCAGGGCGACTCGGCCGCTGACCGCACCATCATCACCGATCCGGTTTCCGGCCTGTCCTTCGAGGTCAGCATGTACATGCAGTACCGCCAGGTGCAGTACGAGATCGCGCTGGTATGGGGTGTAGGTGCCGCGAAAGACGAGCACATCGGCATCCTGCTGGGCTAATCCATCAACACCACCCGGCGGCCACCACGGCGCCGGGCAACCTGCGAGAACGTAATGCGAACCATCAAAGTCAAATCCACGCATCCCGCGACCCAAGGCGCCTTCGTCGTCATCGACAAGGCCGACTTCAATCCCGAAGTGCACGAGCTGTACGACGACGGTACCGACCAGGGTATGGGCGCCATCGAGCGCGCGCCCACCGTAGCTGAGCTGCAAGCCGCTCACGAGCGCCTGCTGGCACGCGAACGCGAAATGGACGCCGAGCGCGACCGTCTGGCCGACCAAGCCCGCGCTAACGAAGCAGAAGCCCAGCGCTTGGCCGACGAGCGTGTCGCAGCCGAGAAGGCCGCAGCGGAAAAGGTTGCCGCCGACAAGGCTGCTGCCAAAGCTGCCGATAAGGCCGCAGCCGACGCCGCGAAGAAGTAAAGCGCCCCAAGCATCACCACCAGCCCGCCGCGCGCGCGCTTTTCCCATTTCGCCACCGAGATAGCCAATGTCCAACACCACCACGATCAAAGTAGGCGAGTCCGCCAAGACCATCACGCTGCCCGAGGGCAAGGCGCTGGTCCTGACCGGCGCGCCCGGCACCGCTGGCGTGGCCTACCTGCTGGATCCGGCGCTCGGCGGCACCAATTCGCTGCGGTCGTGGACCGTCGGCGCGGGCGCTCTCTCGGCCATCGGCCCGTACGAGAACACCCAGAAGATCCACCTGACCTGTTCGGCTGGCTCGATCGCCGCAACGGTCAAGGAAGCGGTGCTGACGATCTCGGCCACGCCGGCGCCAACGGTCCCTGGCCAGCCCGCCAAACCCGTGCTGACCGCGATGGCCGGCGCCGTCAGCCTGGCCTGGACACCAGGCGCAGCCGGCAGCACCGCGACCACCAGCAACATCTGGACCGACATCAACGGCAACGTGACGCAGCTCACCACGAATCCGCAGACCATCAACGCCCCGGCCGGCACGCCGTACGCCGGCACCGTGACCACGCTGAACGCGCAGGGCGCCGGCCCGGTGTCGGTGCAGGCGGATTCAGTGACGCCAACGGCCGCACCCGCTACGCTGCGCACGTTCGAGACATTCGATGTCGCCGGCAACAATACCAACACGTTCAACCGTGTGGCGGTGGCTGAGCTGGGGCGTGCCAGCCTGATTATCCGCAGCCCCGCCAGCAACACGGCACAGATCGCGCTGGGTTACCGCGATGCGGACAACCTCAACAATCCGAACCCTGATTTCAGCGCGCCCGTCCTGATCAACCCTGGCGAGGAACTGTTCAGCGACAACGACCAGGTGCAGTACTACGCACGCCAGAACGCTGCTACCGCCGTGACCGGCCAATATGTAGAAGTTGAGAGAGTGATTAATTTATGACCCGCACCGTCCGCGCAGCAACTGCTCGCGCCAATCCTCAGTACACGATGACCGGTGTCGAATACATCGCACCGGGTGCATCCGTAATTGGCATTTCCAAAAACGGCGCTCGATTTTACGGTTCGACTGGCAACATCCTCAAAATGTGCCTTGATATGGCCACAGCCGCTACGCCGACATGGACCAACGTTCATGATTTCACGGCTGAGGGCGGCACCAACCATACGGTGGGCGGCATCCACGAAATGTTCAACGGCGAGGTGCTGGTTGCCTGCACCAACGGCAGCGGCTTCTCAGCGCTGTACCTGTCTTCGGGCTGGGCAGCAAATCCGGCCACGGCCACCTGGACCAAGGTCTTGACCGCCACCAACGGCATCTTCGCGCCGCAGTATTCGCTGACCGACTTCTGCTCGGGCACCAACGGCGTGGTATACCTGATCGACTCCAACACCGCGCAGACGCTTGGCGGCGAGTCGAATGCCGCGACCGACGCAACGCGCGGCGGCTTCGGTATGCTCTCGACCGATTTCGGCAAGACCTGGGCCAAGGTTTTCGACCTCGTAGCCTACGCGACCTCGCGGGGTTTCCCGTACGCGGCGGGTCTGCACACCCACGGCAGCTGCTACGACGAGGTGGATGACCGCATCTACCAGACCTATGGCGACAATACCGGCCTGGGGAAAGACGTGGCCGGTGTTGGTTTCGCGCAGGTGGTGTACAGCGACGACCGTGGCGTTACGTGGAACCGACTGCCCAACCCCGCTAAATACGACACCAATGCACCAAGCTCGGCGAGCACCATTCAGTACATCAGCGTGGCGCCGCTCGAAACCTGCGTACTGTTCAGCCCCGATGTGAACCAGCCAACCGCTGCCGTGATGTACCCGCGCGCGGGCTACCGGCAGCTGGGGGTAGCGCACATCAGCACCACGATCTATTACGGCGGTGTGAATGGCTACATGCAGCGTACTGGCGCCGGCATCGACAAGCCAGTGTTCGTGGGCGGCACGGTCGTGCAGACTCAAACAGGCAGCCGCAAGGTGCAGATTCCAATGCTCCACCCAGGGCAATCTGCATGGTCGCGCCTGGACTACGATATCCCGGTGCAGTCTCCCAACATTACCGGCTACGGGTTTGGCCGTGTGTTCGGCCCGTTCGCCAACAATCGAATCGTAGCAACTTGCCGACATAGCGTCGGCGGCTCGGGCAACACGTTGATGCGCGCAACGCTGGTCAACCCAATGTAAGGACGCTGATGACCTCATCATCGAAACCGGCGCCGGCTTGCGTTGTTTGTTGCGGCGTAAAAAAAGCCCCTAAGGGCTTCGCTGCAACGGATCACTTAAGCCTGCTGGCGGCGACGCGCCGCGAAGCCCATCAGGCCGAGGCCTGCTAGAAGCATAGCGTAAGTTTCTGGCTCGGGCACCGTGCTGATAGAGTCGCTATTAATCATTGCGGTAAAGTTTCCGTAGTCACGATTCGAATAGCCGGTATTGACGTATGTGTAATCCTTACCTTGTTGCAAATAAGCATCGAAAGAAGAATGTCGAAGATCCATGTAATCATCGTTGTAATTCAGTAAATTTGATAGCGGCGACGCCGGATCAAAATCCGTATAAAGAACGGCGAAGCCATCGAAATTAGAATAACTAGTCAGAAAGGTATAGGCACCCGATGCTGAAGCATTGAACTTAAACGCGTGGTATTCGACATTGGTACCGACGCTTGACAGGGTGTAGAGAGTGGATGGTCGGTTGAAAGTATTTGCTCCGATTGTAGTACCCTCATATGAGATCGTTTCGGCCCTCACACACGTAGCTGCAGTGACGAGAACGGCGGCTATGAAAATCTTGCTGAACAGTGGTTTCATAAAAATCCTTTAGTAATGATGAATTTGTCAGGATATCAGCATATTTATCAAATTTGCAATAATCTACGAATTTATCTATGGTCCGCTTCGAGCGGGCTTTTTTTTGCTTGAGGAAATCATGCTTATTACCGAAACCGGCGCCGGCCTTCCGGATGCTGACAGCTATGCCAGCGTGGCCGAGGCAGATCGCCAACTGGCGGCTCTGGGCGTGATCGACTGGGCGCCGCTGGACGAGGCCGCAAAAGAAGTGGCACTGCGCAACGCGACCCGCTTCATGCGCACGAACTACCGCCTGCGCTGGGCCGGCCAGCGCGTCTACCAAACGCAGGCGCTGGACTGGCCGCGCTACGACGTGTGCGTGGACCGATGGCCAGTGCGCAGCGACATCGTGCCGCCCGAGGTGGTCAGCGCCTGCATCGACCTGGCGGCGCGGGCCGGGCGCGGCGAGCAATTGATGCCCGACCTCGACACCGGCTCGAACGTCGTGAAGCGCGACAAGACCGGCCCGCTGGAGACTGAATACTTCCAGAACACGACCGAGGCGCGCGAGCGCTTCGTGGCCGTCGATGCCGCGCTGGCGCCGTTCTTCGGCGCGACCGGTGGCGGCGGCATGATCAAGTTGGTGCGTGGATGAGCAAATATCCTGTTGTTCAAATCGAAGGCTGCGCCGTCCACGAGAACACCTATGCCTCCGGCGGCAAGGTCTGGACTGTCACCAACCTGATCGCCCGCGCCAAGGACATCGAGCCTTTCGACTTGCCGCTGGCGGCGATATATGCGGGCGTCGATGTCTGGGCGCCGACCGGCTCGGCCTACGGCATGGCCTTCCATATGCGCCGCGCGCTGGACGTGGATACTGTTTATCCGATCATCCTCTGCGAGCAAGGCTTCATCATGGACGGGTGGCACCGCGTGCTGCGCGCATTGATCGACGGCAAGGCCACCATCAAGGCTGTGCGCTTCCCGAAGACGCCGCCGCATGATTACCTCCAGGCGACCACATGACCGACTACGCCAAGAAAGCGCGCGAGACCGACGGCAAACTGCGCAAGAAGGGCGGCACGGTCACACTGCGCCGGATCGTGCTGGGCGACGACGATCCTGACACGGGCAAGCCCGAACAGACGATCACCGACTTCGCGGCCGCCGGCGTCAAGTTCGGCTACGTGGCCGAGCGCATCGACGGCAAACTGATCCAGTCCGGTGACCAGGAGCTGTTGTTGTCGCCGCTGCAACTGACCGGCCAGCCGCTGCCGGAGCCGTCCACCGGCGACCTGGTGCTGATCAACGGCGCCAGGTTCGCCATCCACAACGTCGCTAAGCTCGAGCCGACCGACGTCGTGATCCTCTACACCCTGCAACTGCGAGGTAACTGATGGCCGGATCCTTCAGCGCTGACCTGACCAACTTCATCCGCCACACCGGCGGCAACATCGACAAGGCGCACCGCATGGCCATCGTACTGGTGGCGCAGGGCGTGGTGATGGGCAGTCCGGTAGACACCGGCCGCTTCCGTGGGAACTGGCAGTTCGGCAAAGTGCTGCCGCAGGGCGTGCTGCCCACGCTTGACACGTCCGGCGCCGCCGCGATCGCGCGCATCGCCGGCCAGACGGTTGGCGTGAAGGCCGGGGGCGAGGTCTGGGTCGTGAACAATCTGCCGTACGCCGGCAAGCTCGAATACGGCTACAGCCAGCAGGCGCCAAGCGGCATGGTCCGGGTTACCCTGGCGAACCTGCCGGCGGCGCTGGAGAACTACGTGCGAGGCCTGCAATGAGCAACAAGATTATCCGGTCCGCGCTCGAAGGCCACCTCAAGGCATGGGCCGCCGCGCAGGTGCCGCCGCTGCCGGTGTTCCTTGAGAACCGCAGCAAGGTACCTGCCACGGGCGAGCGCCACCTGCGTGCCGACCTAATGCCGGCCGAAACACTCGACCCCAGTCAGGGCGCGCAGCACCGGCGTTATCACGGCATGTACCAGGTGGGCGTGTTCCTGCCCGAGAACGAGGGCACCGGCGACGCCGACGACCTGGCAAAGGCGATCGAGGTGCTGTTCAAGTGCCCGACCGTAATTACCAAGGTGGGCATCAACGTCCGGATCATGCAGACGCCAGCGATTGCCGCCTCGCGGTCCGACGGCAACGGCTTCTGGATGACGCCCATCACCATCAAATACTCGGCTGACGACTTCAGCTAAACCGCAGCACATCGCACCATCCACCAGCGCCTTCGGGCGCTTTTTTTTCGTCCGAAGAAAGGCAATGCCATGGCAATTCAAACCCAAGTACTGACCAAGGTCATCCGCAAGAAGGAAACGACCTTCGGCACGCTGGCCGGCGCCACCGGCGCGCGTGAGTTCCGCAAGGTCAGCGACAGCATCGCGCTCAAGAAGAGCAAGATCGAATCGGCCTCGATCCAGACCAACGCGCAGCGCCCGATGGCGCGCCACGGCGGCCGTACGGTCGACGGCAATATCGGTGTCGAGCTGGCCCTGGGCCTGATCGATTCCGAGTTGGCGTCGGTGGTTCGCCGCGACTGGACGGTCGTGACGCCGCTGACCGGCCTGACCGTGACGGCTTCCGCAGCCGCGCCACACTTCGTGCGCTCCGCCGGCTCCTGGATTACCGATGGCCTTGCGCTGGGTATGCTGGTCAAATTCAGCGGCTTCACTGCCGGCGCCGCCTCGAACAACGGCAAGCTGTACACCATCATCGCGTTGACGGCCACCGGTATGACCGTGGCCGAGTCGGTGGTGGCCGCCGCAAGCGCTGCCTCCATCGGCCTGACCGTGCCCGGCAAGATCACCTACATCCCCGAGACGGGCCATACCAACGACAGCTACACCATCGAGAAATGGTACAGCGCCGTTGGCGAGTCGTACCGCTTCACCGGTCAGCGCGTGGCCTCGATCAACATCGGTCTGGCCGCCGACGATAAGGTTTCGGCCGAGATCGCCTACATGGGCCAGGACCGCAAAAAGGATGTGGCGCAGTACTTCACCAGCCCGGCCGCTCCCGGCGGTGGCGACATGCTTGTCACGCCATCGGGCCTGGCCGTAATCAACGGGGTGGCCACGAAGGTTTGCACCAACTTCAGCTGCGACATCAACGGTAACGCGTCGGTTGGCAAGGTGGTCGGCTCGAACGTGACGCCGGACGTGTTCATGGACATGATCGACGTCACCGGCCAGATCAGCGTGTACTACGAGAACGGCGTCATGGACGATTACTTCGACCAGGAGCAGACGATCTCGCTGATCAACCGCCTGGACGAAGGTATTGGCGGCGCCTTCGTCATCGCCATGCCGTACGTGAAGGTGTTTGGCGGCGGTGAATCGGGCGACAAGGAAATCATTCGCCAGTACGACTACACGGCCGGCCCGAATGCCGCCGGCACCGGCGCCGGTCGCTCGACCATTCTGCTTCAGGACACCACCCTGGTTTAACCCATCCGACCCGGCCGCGCGCCGGGTTTCCTTTTAGGCGCAAGCCACCCCAGCACGGACCGGACGCTGTCGCCTTCGTCGGCGCAGCGGCCGGCACCGGCACCTATTCATCCGACGAAAGGCACCATCCATGAACGCTATCACCAACACCGAAACCACCGCAGTTGCTACTGCCCACAACGCAGCGACCGCCATCATCGACGCGGGCTTTGACGTCGACCTGCTGCTGGCGCCCGACGCCGCGCCGTTGGAGAAGACCTTCACCGTCAGCGTGCTGTTCAACGAAAACGGCGATCACAAGGCGGGCTTCGAAATCGTCAGCAAGAACAGCGAACAGTACCGCGCTGTCATCCGCGCCACTTCGGTGACCGCGATCAAGCGCAGCCAAACCAAGAAAGAGCAGATCGACGCCAAGACCGACGCTGGCGCCGGCACGCTGTTTGACCTCGGCGAGGACCGCAATCAGAAGATCGCCATGGCCGTGGTCGTAGGCTTGCCGGGCTTTGTCCGCGCCGGTCAACCAGTGCCGGTAACAGGCGCATTCTTGAAAGCCGTGTTCGACAAGTTCCCCACCTGGCAAGAGAAGATCCTCACCTCCCTGGAAGCTGACGCCAATTTTTTGGCGATCTAAAGCGGCAACTGGTCGAGCACGCCGAGGCTTCGCTCAAGCTTTCGGCCAAGCAGAAAGACGGCAAGTCGCTGCGCTGGCATCTCGAGCGCGTGCTCGAACAGACCGGCATCACGCCGCCTCAGTTGGACGTGCCGGCCATCCCGCATGAGCTGGCGCACGTTTGGGAGTACTTCTGCCAGATGAGCGCCAAGCGCACCTGCGGCGCCATGGCAGCCAATCCCATCTCCGACGAGCAGGTTATGGCCTGGGAGCGGCGCCACGGGATCCGGCTGACGCCCTTCGAAGGGGAATGCATCGACGCGCTGGACCAGGTGTTCCTGACCAGCGAGTAGGGCGGCTGCGCGCCGCCCGCATCGAATTACAAGCCGCCCACGAGGCGGCATTTTTATTGGGCCTCCCATGACCGTTGACGTCGCTACCCTCGCAATCCGCATCAACTCACTGGAGGCGCGCAATGCTGCCCGGGATATGGACCGCATGCGCGAATCCGGCGGCCGGGCCGAGCAGCAGACCAACGCGCTCGAATCGGCGAGTCGCAAGCTGGCTGGCGCGCTCGCACTGCTGGGGATTGGTGCCGGGATCGGCA